CAATGACTAACAGAACAATTATATATTCTTGAGTTATGTTTAAATAATTGATCACCACCGAATTGTAAAGCTCTTTGAGCGCCTAGAACAAATTTTTCTTTGTATGATTCGCCACAAAAGTCAATCAATTTTTCCAGTTCTGGTGTCATTATATCTGCATACTTTTTCTTATGCATATCTTGAACAACACGATCTACGCTTTCATCCCAAGTCTCATACCCATCTTTCTCATCATCCCAACGGGAATAGCCCATATAAAACTTTGATTGAGATAACATTTGCTTTCCTAAGTCTTTCTTTTGGCTGATTGAAACTACATTACTTGTCATTACTTTCCTCTTTGATTTTAAATGTTATTGCAGATCAGATAATCCACAATAGCCGTGGAGTCTATCACGTCACCGATAGGCGACTCAACATTTTTTCGTGTATAATTCATGATGGTTTTTAAGTCTGTATCAAACCGATCATCAAACGCCTCTAGCATGGCTTCTTTCTTAGAATTGCCTTTGCCAGTAAAGTGTTTTTTGATGGTGGTTGGTGCAGGTGTGGTGAACTCAATTCCAGCTTGCCATAACTTCTGTTTAAGAATTCCTGTGTTCTCTCCAATATTGAAAACAGCGCCACGACCGGCCATTGCGTAGCCTTCTAGAGCAACTTGTTTTACATTAAACTTTTGCAAAATAGCAAGCACCCACTCACTGATATTATCAAACCGTTCCATTTCGGATTCATAAGGAATGTGAGGCATTCCATAGATGTTTTTGTTGAAGACAGACTTATATTTAGTCTCAGAAGTGTAGAAAAATACCTTTACATCATTGAAATTAACTATCGGTTTCATAGGATGAATTGCAATGGCTGGTGTAGTATAGCTGTAGTCGATGCCAGCGACCATAGCAAACTTACTCATCGTCAGAACTCATATCAAGTTCGCCGCGCTGATCTTCTCCACCAATGTCATCACCACAGAACGGGCAATAACTAATTTCTGAATTCACACTCACTATAATATATTGTTGATCGCAATTTGGACAAATAACTTCTTGTTTTAACATATAAATCCCTTGTAGAAAATTGTTTAGATTGATTTCTACAAGGGATTTATATTAGATTAAAACAGAGATTTTTACAGGGCTGGTTGTACAATTACAATGGCTTTTATATCGTAAACCCTATATTCCAATGATTCCAAAATAAAAGATTTGATTTGATTTGTCGGGCAGCTATCAAAAATGATTTTAACTGGTTCTGCATTACACCCTCTAAACTTTTCAAATCTTTTAAAATCACTAATTGAAACCGCTGCATTAAAGCCCAAAGTTCTATTAAATTCTGTAGCTTTATATTGATTATGACACACTACCAAAATTTCATCTTCTGATTGACTAACGTATTCTTTGATTGCTTCTGTGTGTCCACACTGGCGACCAAAACTAAAAATAGTTGCTTTCTCAATTACATGATCATACTTATTGAAATGATCAGCCGAAATATCAACCATACTTTTCAATAGTTCTAACGTTTTATATGTTGTAACTGTTTCTACTAATTTCATATTAACATCTATATGTAAAGAAAAAAGGGGCCGTAGCCCCTCTTGTTAATCGCCGTTTGCTAGTCTTGCAAACTCACTCAACAGATCATCGTCATCATCGTCATCGTCAGCAACCACTTCTTTCTTAGCTGGTTCTTTTTTCTCTTCTACTGGTTCAGATTTTTCATCATCTTTACCACTTGACTCTTTGTACTGCTCTCGGAAGTCCTCTTCTGCTTCCTTAGCGTGATCCTCAGAGGTTTTATCAAGCTTGTCGTAGTCTTCACCGGTCACTTGCTTAAACCGCGCTGCAAGCTCGTCAAACGGCTTCACAACGGCGAAACTAGAAAGATCATAGGTCTTTTCAAAGACTTCTTTCATCTTTTCTTCATCACCATCCATGAATTCAGCGACATTACCAAAGAACGATTCTTCATAGTTGGGTACGACCACTTTATTACCAGTCCGACCATCAGGAATTTCACGTCCCAATGCACGAATTTTCAGTGGTGCGCCACCCCATAGATCAAACGGATCAATTGCTTCGTCGTCTTCGAACTTTGGATTGATAGCCTTTTCGATAATTGCGAAGATTTGTGGCCCGCATTCCATGATCATTACTTGACCTTCGCAATCAGGATTGTTCTTGTCTTTTTCCACATAGACGTTAAAGAAATACTTTGTCTTGCGCTTTCGATTTTTCGCAATGTTCTGGTATTTGGTTTTGTCTTCTTCATTATCAGCATTTTCACCCAAGCGCCAGTACAAACCGTTGGAGATACCTACAGGGTCTTTCTCATCAAGAGTTGATCGAGAGTTTTCCCAGTAGAAATTACTACCAACATTGAAAGAATGGCTGAACTGGCGAACAAAGTTATCCCCTTCCTGTGCAGGAAGCAAACGAATAACTGCATCACCCCGACCTTCTTTCTTGTCAAATCCCGGCTTATAGATGCGTTCATCTTTTTTGCCGCCACTACCTTTGTTCATAGTCTCAAGCTTCTCTGCCATTGCCTTGAGGTTACTGCCTTTCTTTTTCTTTAGTGCGTTGAAATTAGCCATTAATTATTCCTAAAAGTGTTTTAATAATTTATTTTGTCCAAATTTTTTCATTTCATCCATGTCATGTAAACGAGAGAAGTAGCAACGGCGATAAAATCCTGTAACTTGCCGATGCTTGTCAACCACTTCTTTCCATAGAAGCGGATCAGAACTGTGTGATTCTTCAAAGATGCTAGATATATATGCATCAATAAACATCACTGTGTTTTTTGAAACCATTCCCTTATCATACCATACGTACAACAAAGGATGCAAGTGAAATTCTCCACCATTGAATAAGTCTTTGTACTCACAACCAGTGGATTCTATCATCTCATTGATGCTGTAGAGATCGTCATCGAATTCTACATCAAACATATTTATTCTGTCAAGACATTTCTTATAATGTTTGTACCACATCTGAGGAATAAATTTCTTATACCCATCTTCCATATTAACAAAAAAGAAAGTTTCAAGCTCATCAAAACCCACACGCTTTTCTATACCTGCGTATTTATACACGTTTGACTTGTTCTTTTTGAAAGTTTCAAGCTTTACACTGGTCTTCCCGTTGTACTTGAAATAATCGTAATTGATCTTGTCATTGAAGTGCATCATGATGGCAAGGTATTTTTGATAAGCTGTGAATCCGATCATCTGATTAGTCCTCGTGTTGATGATGCAGATAAGTACCAAGTCTAAATTTCTCAAGCTTTAAAAACATTTTGTTACTATTTTTGAGGAACTAACTTCATCTTTTTGTGTTAGTAGACATATAGCAGCTTTTACATCCCCAAGCTCGTGTTCAAGAGATTCTTTATTTGTTATTCCCGTTTCTGGGGTGTTTGCTATCATACCCATGTCTAAGAATTTTGTTGTGCTTCGCCCAATTCCTCGGATAAAATATACAACCGTTCTAATTGTGCGTCACTGAGTTGATTAAATGCCATTATAGTCTCTCATCCATACTTATATAATGTTGAAGATTACCAATAGCATCATACAATGCATTGTGTGGAACCTCTGATAACCCGTTAAGCCTACGATCTATGGTAAACGTCATCGCGTTCGGTGTGTTTATCATTGTCCCTGCACCAGTGATCATAAGCTTACATAGATGTTGAATGTCTTCTGGCCAATCCACAACAATTTCGATATTTGTGTATTGCAAAAGATACCATTGCAATCTACTCTGAATAGTATCGTCGCCTTCCCATAGAACCGTAGCATCTAGTGGGTGTTTGTCAAGAAAAGGCATTACATTTTCACTAACCCATGGGTCAATATTCATAGCTTTTGTTTCGTTTCGAACACCATAGAATATACACCCATCTTCTGCGACCATACCGATGCTGATCAAATCCCCCTGAAATCCATTAAACTCTGTGTCAAGAAATAATTTCATCAGAATAAGCTCTCCATAGAATGACCCTTGATAACTTTCAAGTCTACACCCTCACGTTCAATAGAGTCAATCAATTTTTTGTTTAAGAGTTTAGCTATGTCTTCTATTTCCTGATCAGTTTCATTTTCATAGAAATGAAGAATGGTTTCAATATAGCTATCAAACTCTAGGTCTTTTTTCATTTGTTCAAGATATAGACAGAAATCGTTTTTTGATCTAAACATCATTTATTTAAAACACCCCTTGAGTTGTTCCACAAGTTTTGCTACTCGCGGATAGTAATTTTTTAGTCCTTTGCTCATGTTGTTTCCTGAGTTATAGGATGCCACAACATGACTCCATTGCCCACCCCTACGACTGTCCCAGTACAACAGTTCTTCAATAGAAAGGGCAATGGCTAGGTCATCATCAAAAACAATCTTAGACGCTGCTACAGAGCGCATGAAAGGTGTGTCCTTGTATCCTAGTCTAGAAAT